CACGGAGACGGATCTTATGTTAGAGATTGGATACATGTTCAAGACAATGTTGATGCTATTTACAAGATAATAACAGATGGCTCTATAAATGAGATTTACAACATATCTAGCAACTGCTTAATGACCAATCTTGAAGTTGTAAATCATATCAAAGAAAGACTGAACATATGTGAAGACATAGTTGAATTTGTTCCCAACAGGACAGGCCAAGACTTGCGGTACTCTATTTCAAACGACAAAGTTAAGGCGTTGGGGTGGAGTCCCAAATATTTAGAAATGAATGTAAACCAAATTATATGTGATTGAGCAAAAAATGAAAACAGACAAAATATTAGAACTTGTAGAAACTTATATAAACGAAAAAGAAAATAATTGGGAAGCCGGAAAAGACTGGGTTCAATACTCAGGCCCTTACATGGACTCAAATGAGTATGTGAATGCAGTCAAGTCCTTATTAAAGGGTTGGCTTGTAATGGGATCTGACTCTCTTAGATTTGAGAAAAAGTTCCCGCCACACCTTGGAAGAAAGCACGGCATTCTGACCAATAGCGGATCTAGTGCAAATCTACTTATGATGTCAGCACTTAGGTCGAAAAGGCTGTGGAACTTTCCCAAGGGTACAAAGGTAATTACTCCAATCGCTGGATTTCCAACAACGATAAACCCTATATTTCAAAATGGCTTTGAGCCTTTGTTCGTAGACATTAAACTGGATACTTTAAATTTAGATGTTGAGCAGGTCGAGGAAGCTGCAAAGCTTGGAGCAAAGGTAATAACATTTGCTCATGTCTTAGGTAACCCGCCAAATATGGACGACTTAATGTCTATCGTTGAGAAATATGATTTGGTTCTCCTAGAAGACTGCTGCGATGCTCTAGGCTCTACCTATAAAGGAAAAAAGCTTGGAAGCTTTGGAGAGTTTGCTAGTTGTTCTTTTTACCCTGCTCACCACATGACAATGGGCGAAGGTGGTTTTGTTGTTACGAAAACTTGTCTTCAAGAGCAGGTTATTAGAAGCTTTAGAGAGTGGGGAAGAGGCTGTTACTGTGTTGGAAAGAAAGCCAACATGATGAAGAATGGAACTTGTAAGAAGAGATTTAGCAACTGGATACCTGAGCTTCCAGATGAAGTCTTTGACCATAAGTATGTTTATGAAGAAATAGGATTTAATTTAAAGCCTATAGAACTTCAATCATCAATAGGGCTTATGCAATTAAAAAAGCTTCCAGAGATACACAGACTTAGAAAGAAAAACTTTAGCAGACTGTATTCCATATTTAGCAAATATAATGAGTTCTTTGTTTTGCCGAAGGCTACAGAGGGTTCTGACCCAAGCTGGTTTGCATTTCCGCTTACGGTGAAAGACTCCTCTCCGTTCAAAAGAAAGGACTTTACGATGTATTTAGAGAGTAATAAAATACAAACCAGAAATTACTTTGCTGGCAATTTTGCTTATCAACCAGCCTATAAGGAATTAATTCCGTTAGATAATCATGGGTCAAATTTTCCTGTATCAACCAAAGTAACAACAAATACTTTCTTCTTGGGAACTTCTCCTGTGATCACAGAAGAGCAAATGGATTATATTGAACTTGTAGTAGAATCATTCTTCAAGGAATTAGTTTCATGACAAGACTTTCAAATAATTGTTGTCTGTTTATTACCGATAAATATACAACATTTGAAAACAACAATGTGAATATAGCGGTTCAGGTTCAACAGGAGTTTATTTCAACTGGAGTAGAAAAGGTTCCATTTTTTTATGAAATAAACTTAGAAGACATATCAGATATAAATCCTGTGTCTTCGCACATTTCTAACTTGTCCATAATAAAGAAAGACTTTAGCACAACTGTATATATTCTTCTCGGCTCTAAACAAATAAAAGACAACCTAGATCCGTATCAGTATGAATCTAGCCTAAGAAGAATACTTCTGGATCTGTCACATTTTGAATTTGATATATATGTTGCATTTCCCAAAGATGCTGAGAACTATAATACCGAAAAGATAAATAGAGCTTCAAAGATAAGATCAATCGTTTCTTCATTATGTGAAGAATCATTTGAAAAGAAATTCTATATTACTTACATATTTGATAAAGATTTTGTGTCTAATTTATTTTTAATTAAGAAATCTATCGTATCACACTTTTGTAAGGTAAATAACATTTACCAATTAGGAGCAAGACATGGCTAAACATATCGGATTTGCATCGAATATAGATGTCCTAAGAGCAACATATTTTCAGGATGAACAGCATTGTGTTCTTATCGATGGCCCAAGAATTCAACACAGACTTACAAGTTGCTTTAGTAAAAGAGCATTACAATGTTCTGTTTTGGTCGAGTATGTTACTGACATAAATAAACTTAGATTATTGATGGAAGAATCAGAACACTTGGCAATGCGAGTTTTTATAATTTCTTTCCCAAGAAAATCAATTACCGCAAATATGAAGGTTCCAAAAAATACATTCTTTGTTGAGAATAAACCTAATCTTAGAGGGCGAGTTTCATTTAACCTGAAACGGGGCGGTGCTCACTTTGTGTCTTTGACCGTCTATGACGACTCACAAGGCTCATTTCAGGTCGAGGCTTCTCCTGAGCCGCCACCACAAGCCGTTGCAATGCCTGTGCCTGAGCCAGAACCTGCTCCCATTCCTGAACCAATACCGGAACCGGAACCAGATCCAGAACCAGAGTCATTTGTTCCCCCATCTATAATTATTGCAGAACCTAATGTTATAATTAATTCTAATGAAAATGAAAGCATAGAGAAAGATGAAGAACAATAATGCTTATAAGTGTTTGCAACAATATCGTTCTTATTAGAAGGCGCACCAGTCTTGCACTGGAGCCACAGGCTCCTGCGTCTTCTATAAGCATGACAAGCCAACCTAGCACACAATGTGTGGTTCAGATCAACCTGAGTGCCAATACAACCGGTTCTATAACGGTAACGGGCTCACTGGGTGGCTCAGCACAATCAGAGACGCTGAACTACGCTTCTAGTCGATTTGCTTGCACAGCACTTCAGTTCGATGACATTTCTACAATATCTTGTGACAGCAATATAGTTTCTTCCGGATCTACTATTGAAATAAAATACATGGGACTTGCTGGCGGTGTCATAGAAATATTTAAAACAATGGTCGATGATTATCCGGTCAATATTACAAGAACAGGATCTCAGACCATTCACGCAGCAGACCAGAGAGTGGATGTTTTCGGAAGTTACATTAAAGAAGGGCCATTCGTCCATATTCCCTATACCGAAGTTTTCTACCCGAAAGTAAATGACCTAATGACAGAGAAGCTTACAAATGAAATTTTCTCTATCAGAGGTGTTCAGCTTATACAGCAATTCAGAGGTAGAGCAATGTTTTGGCGTTGTAACATGGAAATTTACGAGCCGTTCGTAGCACTAAGCTGATACAAAATCTAGAGTACGGCGCACAGCTTTTAGGGCTATAAATAGATACAATTGATACTGGAGAGGTGTCATGGATTTTATTTCTAAGCTTAAAAAGATATGGAAAGAGTTGAAAGGCATAGCAATCTATGGCGATACTCAAAGTCTAGAACTCATGCAAGGAGTTCTTTTGGCGTTTAGTAATTCTTATCAATTAAAAATAATTGCAGACTCATGTGGCACAAAAGTGAAGTTTGGCAATCCTGACATACAAGGTTGCCAGCATATATTTCTTATTTTGGCTGCTGTGTGCTGCATAACGGGAATTGGTATTCTTTACACTGCACTTGTAAATAAATTAAGCTGGAGAGTTAAATTCTTCAGATTGTATTGGGGCCTTTGTGTATCAATCGCAAGTTTGATATATGTTTGTGAAGTGTATATGCCAGCCCAATACTACTTAAGTTATTTAATTCAATTTATTTTTGCATCGTATACTCTGTGGAAACTAAATAAAGAGTATATTGTTATTTGTGTTAGGAGAGCCAGTCATGGAAAGCAGTGACATTATTACAGTAGTAGTGACCTTAATAGGTGCGCTGTCTTCCGCTAAGGCTTGGGAGTACTACCAAAAGAAACAGATATCAAAGCAGGAAGAGAAGAATAAGGAACTTGCTGAGACTCATTTATATAGAGACGATCTTAGAGACGAGGTTGCAAGACTCAGATCTAAGCTTGAAGAGTCATACCAACAGAAGCAAGACGAAATACAAGCCCTTCAGGATCAAATTGCAGAGTTGAGGGAACAGCTTGCCACCTTTCGAACTAGAGTAGAATTCTTAGAAAAAGAGAATGAGCTTCTTAGGAAATCAATAGACGAATAAAAAAACGCCTATTTTTTTGAAAGATTAATTCTGACCTGCTAAATAAAACATACCAATTAAGGTACGAGATACTGAGGTATGTAAAATGTATGACTATTTGATAATTGTCCCAACAATGGCAGATATAGGTGTTCTTCCTAAATTTTTTAATGTTGCAATAAAAAATGCGAGTGAAAATACTTTAATTGTTTTTTCAGTAAACCCATTTAATATGGATGAAGCCAACAAAGTTATACTCTCTTTGACTCATATTCATGAATGCGAAAAGATTTTAAGCAATATTAATTCAAATGTAGATTTTAAAGTTGTTTGGTCAGATAAGCCTATTGGGTTTTCAGGAGCAATCAATAAAGCATATGCAGTTATGAAGTCTGAATTAGACGAACTTCCAGACAACATAATAGTATGTAGTGATGATGTACAAGTAACAAAAGATTGGCAAACTAAACTTTGCAGTCATTTTGAAAAAAGAAACTTTATTACAAGAGATTCAATGCAAAGATTTCATATGTCAGGAGATGTTAGAGATCTTAAAGAAATAGAAGACATATATAAAGATCACAAAATTGGTCTTGTTGGCCCAAGAAGCACTGGGGTTTATAATCTCCAAAGGGTATCAGAAAATGAACTTAAAGTAATTAAGGAGAACGGCATAGACTACTTTGCTCAAGTTCTAAGTAATCTAGTTCCTGATAAAACACTTATGTATCCTTATTTAAGTGGATTCTGTTTTGCGATAAAGAAAGAACTTGCTGAGAAGCTTGAAGACAATTTCAATTATGGGGGCTTTCTAGATTCGCAAACATTTGGAATCGGAGGGTATGAGGATAATGACCTTTCAAAGAGGGTTTATGAACTTGGTTATATTTCCTGTATTGCAATTGATACATTTATACATCATATAGGGCATTTAACTTTAGATAAATATTTTAAGTCTGAAAAAAGGGGAATGAATAACAGGCTTAATTATTATTTAAAGTACAAAGATGAAACTCAAAATATTGGAAGTGTAATAGCGGCTTATAGAGTTTCATTTAAATGTGTAAATGACTTAGTTCAATTTAAATTATCTTTGAAGAAATCAATGAATATAATAGATGGTGCGGCTATCTTAATTACAAATAATCCAAGTGAGGTTCTGAACTCTTATGACTCTGGTCTTTTTAATCAACTAGAAGAGTCTGATAGAGTTTATCTAGAGCAATGTGCCAATGCTGACAGCCTAGAAAAGTTAAAGCAGTATACAGAAAATTGGATTGACCTTATAAAGAGTAGAGATAATAAAGATTCTTTTATTACAAATATAGATTTCTGGAATAAAAATTTCAACGAAAGAAATGAAAGAAACAAAACTCATGAAATGGCTGAATCTTTAGATGCTGACTGGATTATAAGCATTGATGCAGATGAGTTCTTTGAAGATAGAATTACAAGAGAATCTTTTAGAAGAGTTCTAGCCCATCCAAATCCCGATCATATAATATGTAATGTTTCATGGATTAATCATTGGGAAACTACACAATTAGTTAGAAATGATCCTCCATTTACTCACGGATATATGAGTGGAATGGTTGGCCCTAGAATATGGAAAGTAAATAAAGGTTTAAAATTTAGAATCCATGCTGGAAATAAAATTGGCTTGCACTGCGGTAATTCACCTGAACTTTCATCTTGTAATTACTTTGCATCAGCAATAAGATTTCGACACTTGTCTCATGTTCGAGCAATAGATCGGCATATGAAGACCAAATTTTATACCGCTATTGATAAAGAAAAAGATCAGCAAGTATTAGGGGCTGAAGATTATTCTCACATTGCAAGACAAGAAAATGTTCCAGTTAGTTTGTATAATAATCGAAACGGACTAGCATTATCAATGCTTGCTTATTCTAAAGAAGATCCATTCCAATACTCTTCAACTTGGGATAGGCTCTATGGTGTTGTAGATCGAATAGTTTTGGGTTGGACAGACTCATGGAATGATTCTGACAAGTCTTGGATTGAGATGAGCCTTGAACAAATTTTAGAAATCGAAGACTGGTTTGAAACAGGGCCTAGTAAAGAGTTTGCTTGCTATATAAAACTTTATAAAGTTGATGTAATACATTGTGAGTTCTCAAAAGATAAAGGTCTTGCAGAATGTAGAAATGCAACATTTGATGAGATTGAATACAATCAAAATAAATTTATAAGTTGGATTCTTTTCTTAGATCCTGATGAGACTCCAAAATCTCATGATTGTTCTGCAATAACAAGAATGTGTGAAGCAAATGATTGTTTGGGCTGGTCATTTAGATTTGACAATATAATCAATAATGGATCAGACAAAGCATATTCTGAAAGCATTAGAATGTTTAGGATTGATGGTCGTGGATCAATGAGAATGAATGGCAAAGTCCATGAGGGCTTCGATATATCATTGAAAAAAATGACCTTAAATGGAATAAAGCCAAAAATACTAATGTCACCTGTTTCATACATTAATCATGGTCTAAATCAGCCTCCTGAAATTCTTTCAGAGAAATTAATAAAATACAAAGATCTATTAATAAAACAATTAGAAGAAGATCAGTATGATTCTGGATCTTGGGTTGCTCTTGGCATGCAACTTATAAATGATGGATACTCAGACAAAGCAAAGCTATGCTTTGAAAGGGCATGTATGTCCGGTGGAACCGCTTATATGCCATTCAAAGAAATGGGCTTACTCTTGCTAAGAGAAGCCAAAGCCTATCTGATGAAAAGCCATTCAAGAATCCATAAGGCTCACCCTTACTACAAAACATCTGTAGACATGCTGAAGGCATTAAACCAAATGGCTCCAGAAGCGAAGATAATTAAAACCAGTCAAGATTTGAGTGAGGGTTTGGAACTTCCTAATTTTGACTATAATAGAATAGGTATTGACGAGTTTGGCGAGTTCATAATACTGCCTGAGTAATTTATCTGGATATAAATATGCCTTACAAGATTAAAACTATCACAAAGCGTGGTCGAGTAAAGGCTGGTGCCGTCTCTAAGCTTAGAAAAGAAAAGAGACGGCAATCCAAAATTCAAATGGAAAGGCTTGGTAATATTTTATATAGGAGAGTCCTTCAAGATATTACCAAGCCAGCCATTCCTCTGGGCAGACTCAGGGCACTGGGCCATCCATATGCAAAAAAGCACGGCAGTATTCAAACTTCTAAGCTTGGTGGATTGAAAAGTTATCAGATAATGACAAGAACTGGTAAGCTTGCAGAGTCTCTAGATTTTAAAGTAGTTTCTTCTAAGATGGGAAGTCAGCAAACCTTGTATGTATTCTTCAAAAAAGATTCTCCAGCATATGTTAAACATGTTGTCAAAGGAACGAAGTTCATGTTGGGAAGAGATGTAATAAATGAAGTTCTTTCTAAAACAAATAGACAACACACAATAAAATTCATGACTCAACATTTAATGAATACTGGAACAGTATTGAACCAAAAAGATATTCGTAAGATATTAAGGATCGGAAGATGAATGAAATAGGAATAGCGTCACAACTTATAAGGCTTGAATTGTTATCCAGTTCTTCTGTCACGGATATAGTTGAGGACAGAATATACACGCAGCACTTTAATGAATTAGAAACGGCAAATGTAAAGATGCCACTTATAATTGTTGAAAATAAAGGTGGCTATGCCAATCATGGTAAGGCTACTCAGAAATTGGAATTAGATATTTATTGCTATTCAAGATCTAGCACTGCTGAATGTAGTCAAATATATTCTGCGGTTTATCAGGCTTTACAGTCTCAGCGATTGTCGAATGCAAATCTATCTATGAAAGGATACTGTTATGAGGAATCAAGGCCAGTCGAGGATTGGTCTGACGGTATTTTGGCTTGGGCAAAACGTGGACACTTCTGTCTGCATACAGCGGGATAAAGAATGGAAAGATTAGAAAAGTTAGAAAGACAAGTCAAGGGAATGGAGCATGAACTTTCTCAACTTGTAGATATATATCAAAGCAGAATAGATGAAGCTGAAAAAATAAGCCCAATGGATAAAATCTGGTCTTGCAAGAAGTGTGGATTCAGGCTTGGGATATATGATCCGGTAAGTGATGAGCTTAGAATTAGATATAGAGATTTCTTTTGTTGGATGAAAGCTGGAAAAGATGGTTATATTAAAATAGTGTGTCGTGGATGTTCCGAATTAAATGAGGTAAGATATACCCCCGAAACAACAAGTTCTTGATCACACTATTGTAAAACTTAAACTATTAATTTATCTATGATATACATATTCAGAATAGGGGATAATAATGCCATTAAATATACCTACCGGTTCAACCAATAATATTTCTTTCGGCCCAGCCCGTGTTTTTATGGGCGCAGCAGGAACAACACCAACTACAGATGTAGGTTACATCGGCGAAGATGGTGTAAACATCGAACTTACAAGTGAAAAGAAAAACATCGTTCAGGGTAACCCTGCTTTGATCGAATACAGCTTTGTTCAAACTCAGTCTGTAATGGTAAACTTCACGAGTATTCAGTGGGACTTTGACAACTTTAAGTTTGCACTTGGTGCTGGTGTGACCACCTCTGGCGGTGGTGTTAGCACATTTTCATTCGGTGGCGATCCAATCAACATCCTGACTGCTCTTCACATCGAACATGAAATGGCGGTTACGGGTAACACATTAAACATTTACGCTTGGAAGGCGCAATCTGAAAGCGGATTTAATATTCCTCTTGGTCAAGATGAGCACCAGTTTGAATTCTCATTCAATCTCCTGAGAGCCAGCGATAGCTGGGATGGTGCTGCTCTTCCAGCAGAACAACAACTTCTCAAAATCGAAAGAGTATCGTAAAGATAATTTGGGTGTTTCTAAAGGGGTGCGGGCTGCACCCCTTTTTTTTGCGCCAAAGTAATTATTTCAAGTCTTCGAATTTGTACAAGTTGTTTGTATTTTCTTCAATCTTATCGAATGCAAGAACCATGCGTTTAATTGTGTCATTTACAACCTGACACTCATAAGCGTGTATTTCATGAAGTTCTTTCGGATCTAGTTCATACTGATCTACAAAATAATCTGTAAGTATTTCTATAAGAACTTTATTTTCCAGATTCAAATCTGCATTTACCTTTATGACTTCGATTAGAAATAATTTTCTGAATACTGAATTTATTTCAAATCTACTTTTTTTGTTTGGCTTTGAAACTCCTGCAAACCAATTTTCAGCAAGCTTTTTATATGACTTTGGCATATGAGAAATAAACTCTTCTTCGGTGACATTGAATTGAATTAACTTCTGATCTAAATATTGTTTAAAATTCATGTTGATTGTCCTTTGTTCATCGGATAGAAATAAATAGCAATTATTTCAAATAATGACAACCAAAAAATATACCATTATTCAAAGTTCACTCTAACCAACAAGATATGTTTTAGGAGAATTAAAATGTCTGAAGAAGATAAACTTTCAATTGAAGAAGCCAGTCAAACAATACAAGGGATACTAGAAACTCTAGTACCACCAGAAGAGATAGAGATTACAAATATATTTGGAGAAAAATTTACTGTATCTGGTGTGTGCTCTGCTCGGAAACAAATTAAGATACTCCGGCAAATAGACAAGATCCGTGAACTTGGAACGGATATAGAAATAGAGGGGTCTATAAATGGATTTATCAATGGGCTGGTATCACTTGCTTCTAATGAAGAAATATTGGGGATTCTCAGTGGAGTATTCGCAGACACATATCCAAAAGAATTAGAAGCCTCTAAGAAGGCAGCCAAAAAGCTCAAGGTAGATTTTGAAGACAATGTGTTTGCAGCGGCAGACCTTTTCCCGCTTGAGGAGATGGCAGCGGCTATCGTCCCTTTGTTTATACGCCTAGCTCGAAGGACGGGTCAGGCGATACAAGCACTAAGCAGCGTGGCTTAAGCGAAAAGCAAAAGAAAGCCAGACAAGCTAGATCTGAGAAAGAAGCATTTGAGAACATGGAAGAGGTGCTAGGAGTCCTTTTTTCTTCTGGATATACAATTGAACAAGTTCTTGATCTGTCTTGGAATCAGATCGAATTATCAAGTAGATGTATATACAGACACAAAGTTGCAATGTTAGAAATGGTATTCGAACCTATCTCTGTTGCGCTTGGAGGCAAAAAGTCGAAGAGAAAAAGAACATCTTCTGTTACAAAGTCTAAAAACTTGAAACCCGAACAGAAAGATGCTGCGCTTTTAGGTAAAATAAAATCGCTGGGTATTCCAATTTCGTAAACTGTAGGTAATAGTAATGGCGAAACCAAGTGACATTTCAATAAAGATAGATGTAGACAATAAACAAGCTGAAAGGGCACTAAAATCCTTACAGCTTCTTTTTGCGTCATTTCAAAGAATGCTAGACGCTAATGATAAAAAGCAAGCGCAGCAATCAAAGAAGAAAATCACAAGGATAAAGAGGGAAGTCTCTGCTGAAAAAACCGCTGCAAAGCAGAAAGAAGGTTTAACCAAAAGAGAAATTCAAATAGCGAAGGCCGCAGAAAATTTAAAAAGGCAGATTCGTCATGATGCAATCAAGCATACAATGGCAATGGAAGGTGCCGCCAGCCTTAGAAGAAGGGATGTAGCAAAAAGAACAGCAGCAGCAATCGCAACACTTGAGAAGAAAGGGATAAAATTAAACGAAGCTGAGAAGCTTAGAATCAAAAGACAATTTATTAGACTAAACCAGCAAATAGAGCTTAAAAAAGCAAGAGAAAAAGAAAGGTTAAGAGCCAAAGAGAAAATTTCAGATAAGAATGCGGAAAAGGCTAAATTATTTACTAAGCAACAAGTAGATAAAAAGTTAGAGGTAGCAAATAGAAAGGCTGCAAGACTCCATGAGAGGCTAACCAAAAAGGCTGTAAGAGAGGCCGTAAGGGCAGAAAGAGAAAAGGTTCGTGCGACCCAAAGATCTGAAAAAGAGCAAGCAAGACTAAGAAGACAAAGCTCTAAAGCGGCAGCGGTCGAAGTAAGACGAAGACTTAGGAATCATAAAAAAGCCACACAAGAAACTATTCGAATGGCGAAGCAGCAAAACGATGCTTTCCGTCGTATTAATAGTTCTATATCATCTATTGGCGATAGAATATCATCAGGTCTTGTTTTTGCATTAGAAGCTGCAACACTTGCCGTGGTTGCGTTAGGTGCCGCAACGGTAAAGATAGGTGCTGACTTTGAGCAAGCTGTAACAACATTAGGAGCGATTAGAGGGCAGACAGGAGCGGATCTAAAGCCTTTTGAGGAACAAGCAAGACTACTAGGTGAAACAACTGCATTTACGGCTACAGAGGCAGCAAGAGGCATGCAAGAGCTTGCTCGTGCAGGTATGCAGACTTCAGACATTATTGCCTCTTCAAATGACGCATTAAAGTTTGCAGGTGCTAACGCAACCGACATGACAACATCAACCACATTGCTTGCTGCAACTATGGCACAGTTTGGTTTGAACGCTTCTCAGTCAACAAGAGTTGTAGACACATTTACTTCAGCATTACAAAACTCTCTTTTGAATGTAGAGACACTTCAGGTTGCAATGCGCTATGCTGGTTCTGTTGGTGCATCTTTTGGTAGAAGCTTTGAAGAGACAGTTGCAATGGTTGCACTCTTCAGAGACTTAGGCTTGGAGGGCTCTACTGCTGGTACACAGTTCAGACAGGCATTTGTAAGGCTTTCTGCTCCAACAAAAAAGGCCCAAAAAGTCTTAGAGCAGTATGGATTAAGTCTTGATGATGTAAATCCAAAAATAAATACCTTTCAAGAGATTCTTGAAACTCTTGCGGACACTGGTATTGGAGATGACCTCCCAGCAATTAAAGAGCTTGTAAGTATTCGTGCTGCTGGTTCTTTCGCAAAGATACTGAAGGATGTTACTGAAGGTACATCAAAGCTATCTTTCTTGCAGGATAAATTTAGAGAGTCTGCTGGTACAACTGATAAGACTTATGACGCAATGATCAACACCGTCAGTGGTCAAACAGCTATTTTAAAATCTGTAATAGAAGAAACCTTCCTAAGAATATTTGATTTACTTACTTTAGATGGTGTATCTTCCGAAGACAATCCAATTATTAGAATACTAGAATCACTTCAAACTGTATTCAGAGATCTAAACATAGCCATCGAAGGGTTTGCTGGTAGACTTAAAAATCTTATAAGTACACGGGCTGATCAGTTTATAGGTTCAATTGAAAATAATAGTGAGGCACTTGGTGCTGCACTCATACTGCTCATTGAGTCCATTATAAAGATTATAGCAAAGCTTTTTGAATGGCGATCAGAAATTGCTCTTGTAATAAAAAGTTTGCTTGCTTTATCTGCTGCTGCGGCTTCTATAGCATTTACTTCAGGTACAGCGGCTATTGCTACCATGATAAGCAAAATGGGCAATTTGGTGGTGGTAGCCCCAAGAGCGGCTGCTGCAATAAAAACATTTGCAGCGGCTTTAACGGGGCCAGTTGGTTTAATAATAGCAATAACAACCGCTGTAGCTAGTTTTGCACTTATAAGTGTTGCACAATCTAAATTTATAGAAGAACAGAGAAGAATAGCACTTGCAATAAAAGCAAATAAAGAAGGAATTGAAGACTTTGGTAGATCAATAGATGCACTAATCGGCAATATTACTTCTTTACAAGTTACTTCAAAAGATGTTGGCACAGAACTTATAGAAAATCTAAGAACTGATCCAAGTGTAAGTGCGGCAACATTTAGAAATATACAGCAGGAAATAGGAGCAGTTGAACGACTTACTGAGGCTCAAGCAAGAGAAAAGTTCGAAAGAGGCGAACTTATAAAAGTTACAACTGTATTTGGTGAGGCACTACTTAGTCAAAATGCCATTACTAAACTTGCCACAACAACTACTGGTCAACTACTACAAGTTGAAGAGCAGAGAACGCAAGAAATAAGAAGAGCAAAATCTGCTTCAGAAGTCGCAAGAAGAAAGTTAGATGAATTAATTCAATCTAGGGACGAGGCTGTTAGAACGAGTCAAAAGAACGCTACTGCCGAAAAGGTTATGAGGAGGTTCGTTGAAGAAAGAACCATAGCCGTTGAGAAGCAAGAAGCTATTTATGTAAAGCTTAGAGATAGATATAAGTCTCTTGTTAGAGCAGAAGCAAGTTCTAGCCAGCAATTAGAAAGAGAAATAGCTCTTACAAGAGAATCTATTGACTTGAATGATGGAAGAGCAGATACCCTTGAAGAAGTCAACGAGGGGCTTTCAGAGCAAGTAGATCTTCTGGAGTTATTAAATTCAGCCCTCCAAGATCGTCTGGATCTAGAAGCAGAAATAGATGCTGCAACCCTAGCGGCCTCTGGTAATAAAAATGAACAAGCGGTAGCCTCTGAGCAAGATAGAATCAAAGCAATTGAAACTGTCTTTACTTCTGAACTTGCTTTAAGAGGCAGGTTCGACGAAGAGACATTAAAACTAAACCAGATACTTGCTGAAAGGATTGCACAAGACAGAGCAAACAGGAACCAAGAAGAATTAAATGAGCTTGAAAAACAATTAGAACAGATTAGATCCAAGCGACTTGATTCAGTTGAGACTGTAGAGAAAGTCTCCGAAGCGGAAATAGCCGCATCCAAAAAAGCATTTACAGCTTTCCTGAGAGCAGAGTTGGTAAATGAAGCCGATGTTCAAGAAAAGCTTGATATTGCATATAGGGAAAGGACAGCAGCAATTCAAGACGCATTTGATGCTCGACAGATAACTGAAGAAGAGTCTTATAATAAACTTAGAGAAGCGGCAGCAGATTATCTTCAAAGCAAAGAAAGGTTACAAGCTGAGTCAGATGAAAGAGTTGAGCAAAGAAGTCGTGTTGCGGCAGCAGCGCAAAGAGCAATAGCGGTAAATGCTACTAGAGAGCTTGATAAACTTAATCAAGAATATGCAAAGAACTTCAACAAAGTAAATGTTGAAAACATAAACTCTTTAAGTGATTTTTTAGCAGCCGCAGAACAACTTCAGAAAGACGCAGCGCAAGTAACCGCAGACCGATTTGATCCAGACAAGCCTACATTTTCTATTGGAACAGAAATTCTTGAAGAAAATGCAGACCTTCAAAGCCAAATTCTTGATGGCCTAATAAATTCATATTCAAAATATGAGCAGGAATCAAAGAGTTCATTCGTTCAAGGCTTTAATGAGCTTAGAAAGAATTTAGATAAACTAGATGAATTTCAAAATAGTTCAAATGCTTCTAGGATAAAATTTGCCAAAGCATTAATTGGATTCAGATTTGCTCAAAAGGAAGCAGCAGAGTTTATAGCGGAAACAGTAGAAAAATTACCTTCTGGATTTAAAGAGATTGCAAAATCACTTGGTGCTATCAGAAGAGGATTCGACTCTTTAATAGGCATAGATACCATAATAGACGACCTAAATAAATTAAGGTCTGGAGATATAAAAGGTTTTGCTCTTTCATTTCTAAGCTTAGAAAAACTTAAGTCAGCCGCAAAAGATGCTGTAAAGTTGATTACTGCTATAGGCGTTCAGGCTGGAAAGGCAGCAGTAGCATTATCAAAACTTTCACTGGATAAACTAAAGTCTGGCCTAAGCTTTCTTACTGGTGGCGCAAACTTCAATCCATTTGAAATCATAAATGATTCGCTTACAACATTTACAAAGTTGTCCGAAGATGCTGCTGAGAAACAGAAGGCACTACAAGAACAATTAGATGCAGGTCAAATAACTCAATCTGAATTTGATGTAGCGTCTCAGGCTCTTCAAGGTCAAGGAGAGCTTGCAAGTCCAGAACAGGCACAGCAATTTGCAAATGATTTTATAGATAAGATAACTGACAGAATAGAGTTGATAGCGCAGGTTGCTGGGCCAGTGTTACAGGCAATTGCAGATAAAATACCTGAACTTGTTCAAACATTTATCAGTGAAATACCGAAGATAGTAACTGCTCTTGCCGATGCTCTTCCAGAGTTCTTTATAGCCATAGTAGATGGGCTTACAGCAGTATTTGATACGCTGACCGAGCAATTAAGTAGCGTCTCTGGTGAGGCTGCATCAGAGTTCTTTGATAAAGTTTCTGAGAAGATGGTCAATCTTCTAACATCCATTTCCGGATTCATAACAACTGCTATCCAGCAAATAGTTGCAAATCTGCCTGAGATAATCGGCTCCTTGACAGAAATAGTAAATACTTTACTTACTGCAATAGGTGAGATTGCTGTAACTCTAATACAAAAATTGCCAGAGATTATAACCTCTTTACTTGCGTCCCTAACAAGTATAATAAATAATCTTGGCCCTATTGTTTCAAATATAGTTACCGCTATAGCGGACATGCTGCCGGATCTTCTGACCTCTATTGCGGCGGCACTACCAGACCTTATAGGATCACTCGGCAATCTAGTTTCGCAGTTACTTATTTCTCTTGCAGATGCTATACCAAGAGTTCTCACGGCTCTACTCAATGGGCTTCCTGAAATTGTAAGCGGACTTGTTGAGGGTGCCCTTGAATTCATCGTTGTTATAGTAGAAGCAATACCGGATATAATTCAAGCACTAATCGCCGCTCTTCCAGATCTGATAATTGCAATTGTTACAAGACTTCCTAGAATTGTAATAGAACTTGTTGCTCTAATTATTCGCAAGCTTCCAGAAATTGCATTTAGGCTTGTTAAGGCAATATTCATACAATTGCCTGTTGCCCTAGTAAGGGCAGCAAGAGACTTTGCTGTAAACTTTGTGAATGGAATCAGAAAGTTCTTTAGAGATGCTATAGACAGAATTAAAAAGGCATTGAGTCTTGGGATTGCAAGAACACAAGAAGAAAAGAACGCCAAGGCAAAACTAAGGGCTGAGAGAAGGGCTGAGAGAGCAGAGAATAGATCGCCATTTGGCGATGCTCTGTTAGAATTATTTAGTGACGGCATGGCACAAACAAACACATTCGGAGACACGCCGCATCCGCTGAAAGCAGGTACAAATGGCCTTGTTGCTAGATTTGCAAGTGGTGACTTCGTTATTGCTGCTCAAGAGCCAGCAGAATTAATGAGACAATCTTTAATGGCTATGGGAAGCAACATAACTGGATTCGTTGATAACATATCTTCATCTTTGCAAGCACCATCAGTTGCACCACCGTCTTTCCAAGGTGGAGGGTCACAAGTAGATATTGCTGTAATGGCAGACGGAAGGCTTCTTGATGCTATTCAAGTTCGGGCAATGGAGAATGGAAATGCTCCTAAAATGTCAAAGAAGATTAGAAGATCTTCTGGTGCCAGTCTTGGCTTTAATCGTGGTAGATTCAATAAATTCGGAAAGAGGTAATAATGGCTATACCACCAAAATATCATATGATTGTTCCTGATCGTTCTCTTAGGGAGAGTACACTTCAGTCTGCAACTTCTCAAGGTGGAATGAAGGGCAATGTTGGATTCTCTGCAACTTCTAATAATGGCAATATGAAGTTGTTTTTGAATGGATCACCAACAACTGAAACAACTTATAACTTCTTGATTAACAGCGGTGGAAAAGTCGAGCAGTCAACCTTCCTTTGGAAAAAGAGTTCCGAGGCAGACACAGAATATCGTGGCGAAAATGATCTAAGATTTTTTCATGATGTTCATTCTCCGTTTCCAAACCTTGGAACTGAACACTGCTCTGCTGCTTACATAAAGAGTCTAGACAGAGAATTGTTGTATCACAAGTACGATGAAGACACGATTAAAGTATATTACAGAACTGCGTCAGACACATATGGCAATTACACTTGGGCAAACCAGTCAATAAACATAACCGCTATTGCTGGTTACGGAATAGACGGAAGCTTCGATGTTTGTGTTCTTAATGACGCTATTATACTATGTGCTGTTCATGACAATGATATATTTATCTACAAGTCTACTGATGGATTGACATTTACTCTTTTAAGTCCAAATGTCTTTTCAAGATCAACAGAAACTAAATGTTACCCCCTAAATATAAAAATTGCTTCAAGTGGAAACTTCTTGAGGATTATATTCTCAACATTTCCATTCAATATTAGCTTTGCAGAGACTCTTTTCTCAATGGCAAGCTTTGACGGTGGATCTAGTTGGAAGCTTACAAATTCTACTGATGTTCCAAACTATCCAGATAACGCTGTTTTAACTGGAAAGTATTTCGTTGCTGACAGATATGTGTATGACATATGTTCTTATGACGATAGCGGAACATTTATAATCTGTATGATGGAGTCATCTGCACAGCAAGGATATGCAAGTCTTTTTACAAAGACTTATTTGGCATACTCTAATCAGCCATATTCAGAATACTCTGAGTTGCAACTTCCAACTCATACCCCTCAAAATATATTTATTCAAAATGCGTCTGATTACATAATTGCCTTTATTGAAGATATTACAAGTGATTTTGATACACTAAATGAAAATGCAACTACAACAAGATACAACAGAGAGTACAAAGTATTTTATAAGCTTAAAAGTTCAGACTTGTCTTCAGGATGGATAGACCTAAATAGTAAAGATGATGTAACACCATTGAACCTTGCATTTTTGAATAACTTAGATGTGTTTTGTATTTCGGGATTTTTGGGACAGGGGGATAGATCCCTAAAGATTGGAAAGTTGGTTTCTACTGGAAGTGCATTGTTTCTTTTCTCTTCCATGTATGACAGATCAACAATGGCGATGGAAAGAACCACTGCTTACATTCGATTTTCAGACTGGTCAAATCGTCCTGCATACGACATGAATTATGAAAACTATCTTTTAAATGTAGATGTAATTCCAAACTTTGATCAATTACAATTGATTGATGAAATGATTTCTACGCATCAGCCCAAAGGTAGATTCATGGTGGCTCAATGGAACTACATAAATGGTATTCCAGCGGGAGGATGGGACTCGGGAACAAATACTCCTTGGCAAGTATTTAGGCAGAATACAATAGCGTTTTCAAATACAAATCAAAGCGGAATGATTGTTAGAGATCTTTCTTCAACTGGGCAATGTATTTTTAGATACATAGACCCACATATTTTAGATAATAGTTATTCCAACCCCAATTACAAGTTGAACCATAATTCAGACAGCCCACCGGTAAATTGGTTTTTCATTCCAAGAAATGACAATTCTGTATATCCAGATCCGAAACTCTATCACGGCTCATGTATACGCTGGGTTATGAAAGTAACTGGCGGGACGCTTGCTTCTACTTCTTGTTTTGTAAGGATAAATGGTTATGTTTCTAGAGACGCTTCAACCGCTGGTGTCAACTATACTAGAATACAAGTTGCTGTAAGACTTGCTGAAACAGGACTCGTAATAAGAGATGAGATAGCAAGCACAACATTAGCAACACTTACGCCGCCATCAGGCACTTACGGATCTACTCCATTCGCTGACGAATACTGGGAGTTTAGATGGGCTTGGTTTCCAGAGAAAGGAACGGTATTCTCTGGTGATATTGCAAACTGTATTTTAGTATGCCGAAAAATGGGAACAAATGCCTGGCTTGCAACTACTATTGTTCAGCCATCTAAAAGTACATCTGTAAGCTATCCTAGTTCAAATGTAGATCTATTTAGACAAGCTGTACAGTTTGGTCACTTAACCGCTACAAGTAGTCAAGTTTCTTATTGGAAAGAGTTTGGAGTGCATGCAGGTAACGACATGGCTACCTTCAGACTTTCGGATGCAACCTTTACAGATGTTCCAGTATTCGACAATCTTTCAAGAGCACAAGCTTACAGGGGAAGACTAACGAGTCGTGAGCCCATTTTAATTGGTGATAAACTTGATGCCATATGGGGCGGTGGAAGCGCATTTGACGGCGACTCGTTCACAGCCGACATTGCATACTCCTACTCCGCTCTAAACCCTGTAAAATACGATTCTGGGCGAATCTCATACAGGTCAGCAACCAATCTTGGTGCTGGGAATGTTGACCTAGTTTTCAAGGCTCCAGACAACGAGATATTTTATCATTCGGCTATATCTCTATTCAAGACAAATGCAACAACCGCAACCATTCAGTATTCTGATGACAATGTGTCCTATTCAACTTCAAAGATTTTATCTTTCGTTCAGGCAGAGGGAGTTGTAAGTTCTGCTTCCGGTAACCAAATGGCTATAAGTTTTGACAGCTCTTACAGCATTACGGGCTCAAAGTTTTCGTCCGATGATAAGAAATCTTTTTACTTGAAAGTTCATCAAGCGGCAGCGGGAGCCATATGGTCGGATGATGATCAATATTTAGTTGATAGAATGTATGGTGAAGATACACTTTTACTTACAACTGGTGTTACTCAAATGTTTGATTCTTCAGTTGTAGGTTCTACTATTTACATTTATTGTGATAGGGCGTCTGGTGTTTACAGTGCTCCTGTTGCAAAAAAATACATGAAAATTAGATTGACCAGTTCAAGTAATTTCATGCCTGAAACATATGCTCAACTTGGAAGTGCAATTGCAGGTACAACATACACCTTTACTGTTCCGTTAAACTGGGAGTATGTAGATAATGAGCAACCCAACATAGAGTCTATGAGGTCTAGAGGAAATGTTACTTGGGGATATAAACTCGGCCCTGCTTCAAGAACCTTAGACTTGAGAATGGAAGGCGATGTAAGTCAGCAGAAAAGAAGAGAGTTTAGAGATCTTACAAGAACAACAATGAATTATGCACAGTATGGTGCAGTCCTTGTCAACAATGCAAATGATGATGATCCAGACAATATATTCTTTGGTAGACTTATAAGTGGATCAAATGATCAGAATGAAGGTTGGTACTACGACGAAGTTAATCAGAGGTGGCTACCAATAGGAAATCTATCCTTGCAGTTTGAGGAAATTATTTAATGAAGTTCAAGGATTTACTAGATATTGTATTTCCAGCGGACGGCAAAAATACAAGCCTCTCTAATTACTGGAAGACACAAATAAACAAAGATCCAATTCTTTCGGATCTATTTGTTTGTATTGATCTTGTTTTCGGAAATGGAAAGAAGTTATCTATTGCAACTGATTTTATACAGACTACTGATGATGATGGAAAGATATACTCTTATCAGCCATTATTGCAGTCTGAGCCGCAAATAGATAGTTCGATAACTCTGTCTAGTGGCGCAGCCTCTGTAAGGTCATTTCCCCTTACCGTAGACGGAAGATTTGTTGACGCCATGTCAATGGTATTAAGCGGCAGTCACATAAGTGGATTTGCAGAAGTAAGCTTACAGATAAGAGATGGATCTTATTCAGATAGAATAATTGTTCTCAGAGGAGATATATCCGGAAACTGTGTGTTTGGTGCTCTTGATGAACTTGTAGAGTTAGAAATAGCAGACCCCAAGAAAACATTTCCAATTATTATTCCAGATGTAATTTTAAATTCAGAAGAAATATCCACGCTTCCTGATGATCAAAAAGGTCAAAGAATACCAATAGTTATAAACAAATCCTCTACAGGAATACCTTGTATTCGTAAATCTGCATTTCAATACGGGCCAGAATTTGTTGTGTGTTATGGAACAGAATTTCAAATTGATTCTGTAAATGTAGATGGTGTTGACAAAGCTTCTAATGATCCATTTTACGCATGGTCATCATCAATAAAGTATACAGAAAAAACTAACACGCCATACTTGAACATAGACTTTCAGCTTACAACAAATAATGCTGGTATTCCTAATGTTTGGGAAGACGAATCTGTATATGCTCGGGTAAGTAGAATAGACAATCAACAAAGTGACATATTAAACACAATTGTAAACCTGATTGCTAACTACTCGAAATATAACTATAATTTAATAGACAAGGACTTGTTGTCTAGATCATATTCTAAGCTTGGAAATATATTTGGGCAGGTCATTATCAATGACAGTTCCTCACAGGCTGTTGATACTTTCCAGTATATAGAGAGCACAATATGCGAATCATTTCCAATGATAAGCATGGCCTTCTCTGGCATTGGATATGCTCCAGTTGTAATAGATAGAAGATCAGAAGTGTTCTCTGGTAACTTTGTAGTTGGTCAAGAATACATCGTTGATAGAATCTCCTCTATTTCTGAATTAGGAAAAGAGGACATATACAATTCTTTCACTATCAAATACGATTATGATGCTGTCAATGATAACTACAGAAAAGTAAAAACTAGAGACAGTTCTAATTCTGAATTTTGTGCCATATCCAGAGACAGAATTGGCTTGCGAGAAAATGAAATACTTGAGTCTGTTGTACACTATGACGACAATAGCGTTGAGTATGTTCTAGACTGGATGGCGGCACATTTGTCCTTACCATCATATGAAGTTCAGTATCAATGTTTCCCTTCTATCTTTATATTTGTGAAGATAGGTGATAATATAAAGATCACCGATCACGAGCTTGGATTTACAGAAAGAATTGCAACTGTTACTGGAATCTCCTATAAAAAAGGTGAAGTAATTCTTACTCTCAGATTTTGGTTTCTTTATGAAAATATTGCAAGAGCATTTTAAAATGACAACATTAACCTCAATAATTATTGGTATACTTGCTGGCTCAACTGTGACTGGTGGAGTAATATTTAAACTTGTTCTTAATAAGCAGAACGCTGCCAATGAAAAAATAATTACAACTATATCAGAAGCAACAACGATTGAAGACAAGGCAAATGCTGAAGTAACAAAGTCTCTTTCAAACTTGGATATTGTAAGTATCCCATGTTCAATGGAATATATAAACACATATGGAGACGGTCTTTGCAGAGAGACACTTTGTCGAATGTACAGGCAGGGAAACTCTTCTGGATCTACAAGTATTGAATGTGATGAAATAGCCAACCTAAATAACTCTATAATTATTGTAGATACATGTTTGGAACATTTGTCAGAAGGTCAAAACTCTATCAATGAAAACAATAAATATTCTCAATGTATAAAAATATTTGAAAAGAGAAAGTAGGTAAACAATGCCTTTGACAATAGACCGTACAAGCTATACCGCAGCACAATTGAATACTGTTTTCTCAGATTTAAGAGATCAACTGGCTTATAATCTTCCAGCAGAGATTAGAACACCTGTTGACTCTACCTCATTTGACGATCTTGAACTGAATGAGTCTGATGATGTTGCTGTATCTGTTCACGACCCTGACTCTGTTGCTCGGGCATTGGCTTATCTTGCAAATAAAAGAGTTACAACATCGAATATTGCAGTTGCAGGAATGTTTCAGCACAGGCTTGATACAAGCTCAAATACTATTATTGATGTTGTAAATCGCGTAACAGAAGTAGACAAGGTTGACTCTTCAAGGAACTATAATCTCGTTCTTCACGCTTCTGTAACAATGACAACTGGACTAACTGTTACAAGTGAGAGATTTGTAACCAATGATAGCGTTGGCTGGTATGCTTCTGGATTTATAGGAAAGGAAGAGTTTACAGATGCGGGTTATGATGGCTGGTATTCTGGTGCGGGCACAACCATATCGACATCTTATTTTGGCGAAAAAGGATACGATAACTGGGACAATCAAACATCTTACAAGTTGGGTCAAACTGAAACTTTTGACCAAGGATGGCCTCAAGGCACAAGTCCAACCCCATCTTCTGGTGGATCAGATTTACAGAAAGAAGATTTGTCTAGCCAAGCTGGATCTTCAACCGGAATATTTACATTGTCTAATGAATACGCAAGCGGCACACTAAGAGTCTATTGGAATGGTCAGAGACAAGATTCTTCAACAATTACAGAACTAAATAATACTCAATTCAACTTCTCAGAAGCTACTATTGCTGGGGATAGAATAGTTGTAGATTATTCTCCTGCCTAGAAATTGAGATCAAGTCAAGTCCTTGTTGTGGGCACTGGTCATAGGTATAAGTTTTCGTATATAGAATACATACCCGCCAATCATTGGTTGGTATATTTTAACAAATAGACATAATAGGAGCTTATAATATGGCTATTCAATTTAGAACCCCGCAGTATAAAGATGATTCGGTTACTGCTGATAAAATTCACCTCCAAGCAGGAACCTATGACTTTGGATCTGGATCTGCTCTCCTCCGATGCTCGGCCCCTGTTGGCTCTACTGATGCTGCTAACAAAGCATATGTTGATGGAGTTTTACAAGGTGCTTTCTGGAAAGATGCTTGTGAAGTTGCTACTACTGCAAACATTACTCTTTCAGGAACCCAAACGATTGACGGTATTGCTGTAACTGCTAACGATAGAGTTCTTGTAAAAGATCAAACTGATGCAAAAGAGAACGGTATCTATGTTTGTGCTGCTGGTGCTTGGTCACGAGCCGATGACATGGATGCAGATGCTGAATTTCCGGGATCCGCAGTATTTATTAAGCAAGGAACTGTAAGCGCAGACTTAGGATATGTTTGTACCAATGACTCTGTTACCGTCGGATCTACAGACATTTCATTCACTCAGTTCACTGGTCTTGGACAAGTAACTGCTGGTGACGGTCTTCAGAAAAGTGGAAATGAAATTAGCGTTGACCTTAAGGCCAATAGTGGTCTTGAGATAAGCGGTACAGAACTTGCAGCTAAGATTAATACTGCTGCTGGTCTGGAATTCGGAGCTAGTGGTGCTATTCAAGCTAAACTGAAAGCAGCTTCTGGTTTGGGCTTTGAGAGCGGTACTGGAAATTTAGAAGCTAAGATTGACACTGCCAAAGGTGTTGTATTTTCAAGTGGTGCAATTGCTGTAAATCTTGACACATCTTATGGTCTTGATTTTTCCAGTGGTGCTATCAGAGTTATTCTTGCAAGTGCTAAAGGACTTTCTTTCGATGCTTCTGGTGATCTTCAAACCGATCTTGGTGGTGCTCTTGATTATAATAGTGGTGCTATTGAAGTTCAAGTTGATAACTCAACGATTGAAATTGATTCAAATAATCTTCAAGTAAAAGACAATTCTCTTGGTCTTGCAAAGCAATCATGGCGTCCAGTATATGAAGAATTTACTGGACAAAGTGGTACAAGCGTATCTCTTACCCATGCTGTTAATGCAAACTTCCTTGAAGGTGTTTGTGTATTTAGAAACGGTCAGCGTCTTCGTGCTAATCCTTCTCCAAGTGATAACACTGAATACAGTGTTGCCGCTAATGGTACAATCACATTCGGTGCTGCGCTTGAAAGTGACGACCTGATTCAGGTTGACTATATCAAGTAATCAATAAATTAGTACACTTTATCCCGCTGCATGATATATATTATGCAGCGGGATTCTTTATTTTTGGAAGTCTTAATGAAAGTAATTGCATATGTTAGATTTGGAAATTCTCCAGACACAATTCCTGTTGCTGCTGACTCTTATGAAATATCAAAAGAGTATAAAGAGCGAACACATTTTAAAGGTGTAACTTCACTCAGTGATCCAATCTTTTCGCAATTTAAAATTGACGAGATAATATTGCAAAATTCTAAAATATCTCATATTTCAATAGGCAGTGAAATTGAAGAGGTTGAAGAAGTCCAAGAGCAACAAGACAGCAATGTTGATCTTACAAATGAAGAAGATGATTCTTCTGAATGTTTCTTTTCCGAAGATGAAGAGCACATAGACGAAGAACACATAGACGATGTATGGAGATAAAGTGAAGAGTTTTCAAGAGTATCAAATCGAGCAGCAAAAGCTTGCAATATATCCGAGAAACGACTGGGTTGCTAAATTTGCCTATGTCTCTCTTGGATTAATCGGCGAAGCCGGAGAAGTGTCTGAAAAGATAAAAAAGGGAATTAGAAAGAATAAGTTTGATTATATAGAAGAAAATAAAGATCAAATAGCAAAAGAGCTTGGAGATGTTCTTTGGTACATTTCTGCGCTTTCATCTGAGTTAGGATATGATTTAGAAGAAATAGCAAACATAAATATATTAAAATTAAAGGATCGCGAATCTAGAAATAAAATAGATGGCGAGGGCGATAATCGCTAGGAGATAATATGTCTAAAAGTAATTGGAAAGGATCAAGTGGCTGGGGTGCTATTGACGACCCAACTGGGGTTCTAACTGGAAGGGTTCTTGTTGGTGCTGCTGGCGTCTCTGCAATTACAGAGGACTATCTTACACAAATTGTTGGAACCTCTACTGCGTTCTCAGCGGTTCATTACTCCACCAAAATGGATTATGCTTGGCCTAACACATCTGAATTTGCAAGCGGAACTCTCGGCCTTATCTCAAGAGCAAGTAACTATCAAGGTGCTCCAGAAGAAGCATATGACTGTTATATTGGACAATTCTCAGAGAATGACAACAGTGTAAAGATTATTAGAAGAGTAAGCAATGAAGAGACAACTCTTGTAGATGCAAAATTAAACTCAAATAATGTTTCTAAAGGGCCAAAGCATACAATTGAAATGCGTTGTTATGGAACAAATCCTGTAAATTTACAATTGCTTTTAGATGACAACATTGTTGCTAGCACTGGTGATACAAATGCTAACAGACTGACAAGTGGTGACGCTGGAATACTTGTAAGCTCAGGAACAGTTTACTTGGATAACTTTGCTGTATTGGAATATACATCTGATGGCGAAGCACCAGCGGATTGGACTCCAATAAATATTGCTGGGGCTGGCCTAACGCTTATGGCGTGGTATAATGCACAAGCAGGAGTTACTGGAACAACTGTAACTGCATGGTCAGACTCTTCAGGGAATACTAATGATCTATCGTCTACATCGGGCTCTGAGCCGATTGCTGTGGGATCTGCGATCAATGGTCTTACAATCTTACGATTTGATGGTGCTAGCAGTACTCTCCTTGCTCCTGATGATAGTACATTGGATATTAGTGCGGGGTCTGATATAACAATCTTTGCTCTTATGTCTCCAACATTTGGAAGCTCAACTCAAAGCCTTTTGGGTAAAGGTGCTAATTACAAGTTTGGTGTTGAAGACAGTCTTGGTGTTGCTAATGACGCTGCGCACTTTGTGGGTACAACAAATGTTTATTCGGCAGACGCAAGCCTAACTAATAATGTCGCTCAGATAGTAGGTATCGTTTCAGGCGAAGGATTTTATATTGATGGAAGTGCTGGAGTTACAACTTCTGTTACTTGTGATAATGCAAACTCAGATTCTTTAACTATTGGATCAGCAGCATCCGCTAATTACTTTGACGGTGATGTCGCAGAAATCATATTGGTAAGCGGTAAGTTAGGGTCTGGAGAACGACAAAAGCTTGAAGGTTATCTTGCTCAGAAGTATGCAACATGGCCTAGACTTCCAAATGACCATCCATACAAGTATGTAAAACCAACGGTTTAAACAGCCTAAAATAAGGAAAGGAATTGGGTAACCACTCCCAATTCCCAAGAGTCTAAACTCTTATAACCTTATCTAGGACGAATACAGTTTTCCTGTATTCAAATATTAATTATATCAATAATTAATTCGTGTCAAATAGATGCCCTTTATTTAAAAGGCATTATTTTAATTCTTAAAAACTTGATTCTTTCATTAACTCCAAATAATCAAAGTTTTCTCCGATTATGTCTGTAATGTAAATTTCTGGCGTTTCGTCTTCAACCTCAATGTCGATGACCTCACCATTATAAGTATATAAATATTTAGGTATTCTTATTTCAGACTTTGCAAACTCAATACCTTTATCTGTTGGAATCCAATAGCCTGACCAGTTCTTCTTTGGGTTGGAATCCTTGTATGTTTGAGCAAGGCCCCACCACCGTAATGCTGGATAGTCTCTGCTCCCAAAATTACATTCCTTGTAATGGACTGGTTCTTTCTTCAAAGAGTTCTGCTGTATTAATGAGGTTAGAAACCTTATTGAGTTGCTGCTGAGCTTTCGTTTGTATATCTTCGCATGCCGATCACAGGTTGGGCATGTGGTTGATTCTACAAGTCCCTCAAAGAAGTTTTGTCTTTGCTCTTCAAGGAAGTGCTTTTTCAGAACGCTTGTATCAAATATATTATTATTTATAAACTGAATTAACTGCATCCTTACCACTGGATCTACACTATCGTAGATGCTGCATATAAATTCTAGTATTGGAATAGTCTTGCTTGAATTTATTATTTCTTCTTTCGCTGAATTTTTTCTTAGACGCTGAAGCATCCAACTAAGTTTTTTATCTGTAATAGACTTGTTCATTTTTACCTCTAATAATCGCTTTCGTTTTGTTGTATTTTGACCGTATCCGGAGTAATCAATATATGGCAGTCAAGCCAAGAGCAGAGCCTTATAATCGACCATAGAGGCGGGTTTCGCTTGTTCGTTATAGAGGCCCACATGCAAAGATACTGTGGAGATACTTCTAGTTGTGCAGCCAAGTCTTGTTTTGTCATTCCACTCTTCTGCAAGTAAAGTCTCTTTAAGTTATTGAATAATTCCTTTCTTGGAATGCTTGTTCCCTTACGGGCATAATATGGTAGTGTTTCAAATTTCATTTTGTTCCTCGGTTTAAGTAGATAGTTTATCGGCGTGTTTGAAGTTCGTCCCAAGCTGCGAGTCCAAATCTTAAACACTTAAATGCGGTTGCTTCCCTTCCTGCTTCAGTGTGTTCAGCGAATAGTTTTTTCCAAGACTTCACTAAGTCTTTGAGTTCTTCTTTTGTTTTGCTCTGTAGACTTTTTGTATATGCGAAAAGTTGTTTTTCTGTTTTGGCAGTCATTGTTTTGTCCTTTGTGGCTTGATCTTTAATTTTGTTATTCTCCAATCTTCTAGACAGCCTAAAAGCTGTATTTGTATTTCAACTCTTTCGCATTCTGCCCAAACCTTAATTTCAAATTCAAGATCACTTAGTCTTGGGCTCGAATTCAATCTTCGTCTGTAAGCTTTGCGAATATCATCTTCATATTTTTGCCGCTCGTAAACATTAAGAGAACCAATATCTGCTGAATAAATAATCTCAACATGAGTATCTCTAGAATTAGTTTGGGGTATTAATTTAGGTCTTGCATGGCTCCACCGACCATAAATCACATCAATAACATGTTTACAAATATCGATTCGTGCTTGTTCTATTTCGCTTATTTGATCTTTCATTGCTTTGTCTTTCCTATGTTTAAAGTTGTATTATTTCGTATTCATCTTCTTCTAAGATCAGCATTATTTCGTCCATGTCTAAAGTAGATTCTTCTGGTGCTAACTCCAACTCTTGAACTTTGTGCATGTTTGTCCCTTCGATTTTGCTCCTTTTAAAGTATGTTTTTATAAACTTATATTGTGAGTCGTGGTCTTTTTCAGTCGATGAAAGATAAGATAATATTCCAACTGCTGAACAACTCCATCTTTCATGCAATGAATTCAATACATGATTCGTGAATACTATATGCTTCTTGTCTAGAATAAACTCAACTTGTAAGTCACTTTCTATGTATTTAGTCCATCCAACATCTATACACTGGAGTATTATTTTTTGTATCAAATCCAATCTTTTTTTATAGAATTTGATCCGCTCTTCTTGAAAGTAAAATGTCTTCATCTTTCCTTACCAAGGATGTGATTGCCAACATGCTTATCGAAAAGCTTGCAGTAATTTTTTATTATGTAAATTACTTGTTCTTCCGTAAGTCCTGAAAGTTCACTGACTTTGTATACGGCAAGCATATTTGTTTTTCCTGACTCTTGAACTTCTAAGTATGAGAAGAAATCTGCTCTTGTTATTTCCATGACTAATCCCTGTTGTTTGGATCTATTCGTTTCTTGTAGAAGATAAAGTTTTGTTGTTCGGGGCACTCCATTACGCATACAGGCCGCTCGTCAATGCAATGGTCTAATTCGGCTGATACATGCACCACCTTGCAAACAGGGCACACAACATCATATAGCCGCACCACGGAGACCCTTTGACCACCGAGGCTTTGAGGTAGTTTTATGTAATAGATGGAGTCCGAACCAAGGTTCTCAATCCAACCCGTGTCTGAATGTGTTTTTATTACAAAGGTACTGTTATCGACTTTAGCTGAATTGCTTCCAGCCTCTATTTTAATTGGAGTAATCATTATTTGAAATCCTCACTCTTCATGACAACCACGGTTCCAAATAAATTTGGGAAGTATGGATTTCTCATTTTGTTGGGTACAAATAATCCTTCTTCATTAACAATAAATATGTGGTCATCTTTTACATTTGCAATTGGAGCGACTACAACATTTTCTCTTTGAACCACTTCCACCAAGCCGCCAACAGCGGCTTGAACTTCTTCTAAGACATTTTCTTCATTACAAGTTCTTAAGTTTATAAATCCATATGCTGAGTATACTTTATAGGTAATCATTTTGCCCTTCCTCATGTAATTTGTAAATTAGGTCTTCTTTCATTTGAACCAGTAGTGGGTTCTCTTCTTGCGATAATGCTTCTAAGCAGGTCGAAAGCCAACTCCATGTTCGTCTTCTCATATTGCTTGTAGACCAGACAAAAGAGCCTTGTTTTATTGAATAAGTTGGATACTTAAAGCCTCCCCACCATGTGGGAATAATTATTATTTCAGGCTTGCCATAGACTGAAAACTCTTCTATAGATACTTCCATTGCAACTCTTGACTTCTTAAGAGGTGTTCTTGATTTACTCATTACTTACCTCTTGCTGAAACTTTTCTGAAGGTTGCATTTGGATAATCTTTACAAACCATTCTTTTCATATCGGCAACCGTTCCACCGAACCAGTGGTAAGGCTTGCCATTAATCTGAATCTCCCAAAATTTGTCTTTGCCTTTCTGGGCTTTGCCAATCAACCCTTCTTTTGTTTGGAATAAATAAATCATTTTCGGTGCTCCTAAATTTTAATTATAAGTCTTTTAAATAGTCCAAAAGAATCGCCCTGTATCTTTGTTCCAAGTCTGAACAGTGAAACTCAACAAAATTTAATTTCTTGTCTGTGCCTTCTTTGTATACAGACTTCCTTCCAAGTTCATCATATTCAACGGTGTAAAATTCACCACTTATAAGGTCTTCACATTCATCAGCGTTTAATGCTGGCATGTAAACTACTTTCCAATCTTGAACTGTCTTAGGGCTGATATATCCAAGGGTGACACATCCATTAGAATACTGCTCTTGGAATGTCATGCAAGTCTGAACTGATTCAGCCTTCAAGTATTCCAAGTCTTCTGAATACTGGATCTGATCTTCATAATCGTATCCCTCGATCTCTTTATTCTTAAGATCATTAATTACGCTTTTGTATGCTGCTGCCTCACAAAGAAATTTATATCTCAACAAAGCCAAATCTCGAATTCTCATGTTTACCTCGTATGATGTCGTGAGCTTCATGCTCAATAATTCAATAGCACAAAATGATTAAGTGAGCAACAACTTAATCAAAAAGATTAATCTCTTGACATTTCTTTGACATCTTTGTTCTTGCTATTGGTGCCGGTATTGCTATAATGGGGGGGCTGGGGGGGCAAATAATTCAACTAATGATCCTAAACAAAAAACAAATAAAACATAATTAATAATTTATATTAAATGATAAACCGGAGTTGTAATGGAAGTTAAACCAATTCTCTTGTATAGAAGATATGAGGATTACAATAGAATAAAAAGTTTAGGAATATCTATCGTCCATTCGTATTCCGAGTTTATGAGTTCTGCATGTACCAAGTTTTGGTACTACAAGTATTTTAAATGTTATCAAGAGAAAGGATTTAAAAAGTCTTTGGTTTACGGATCACTGTTTCACCTTGTAGTTGAAAACATTATTGTAGATGTATCTAGATTTGATCCTGAAATATCAACATCCCAAACCTTTCTGGATATACTTAAAGATAAAGCAAATGAATTGGAAGAAGAGTTTTACAATAAGTGCGATGGAAACTATGAGATTATGGCTCTTGAAGAAGAGATAGAGAGTTGTAAGGAACGAATATTAAATGTGATTGACGGATGGTTTGATCTCTGGATGAAAAATATACATTCAAGGTTTAATATAGTTGCAGTAGAGAAAGAACTTATAAAACCAATCTTTCAAGAAGATGGAACTCAATACACAACTTCAGTTGTAGTTCAAACATTGTATGATGAAGAAAACTCTGACATTGTAATGATTCAATCTGACGATGCGTTCTCTGGTGAGAACACTGTCATAATGAATGTGCCTGTATACAAGATTGGTAAGGCTGATGTAATACTACAAGAGAAGTCTACTGGAGACTTGTATATCTTGGATCATAAAACATCTGGAAGTCCAAACATGTACAAGTCAAAACTAAAGTTTGACATGCAGTTACAATCTTATGCGAATCTTCTTCGTTATGAAATAGAAGAGGGCTCAATGACAGAGTTTAAGGGTTGCAATATAGCAGGTTTTATCTGGGATATATCTCACTCAAAAACACCTAGCCCGCCGAAACTACTTGCATCCGGCAAGCTCAGTACAGCAAAGAGAGCGGCCCCGTACTGGCAATACAAAAAATCCATAATACAAAATAACTTAAACTTGGAGGAATATGAAACACACCTAGAATACCTTATGACAGAAGCTTACAAGTATGTACAGATGCACGAAGCACCCTGCTCCATGGATCAGATTATACAGTCTGCACAAGAAGATCTTATCTATGCGGATCGTATTAATTCAATGAGAGAAAGATTACAGAGGGTTAGCGATGTTGCACATACTTCCTCTATTGTCGCGAGATACCCACAGTGCCAATCATACAATTCTTGTCAGTTTTCTGCGCCCTGTCTGGCTAATACGCCATACAATGTTATACTAAATGAACAAGCACCAATGTTCAGTTGGCTTGTAAAAAATGATTAACCACAAACTTGGAGAGCACCGAAATGCTTATTCAGAAAGCAAAAGATGCAGTGCGTGACAACGCTGCTAAAACTAAAATACTAATATACGGAGATTCCGGAGCAGGTAAAACATGGCTTGCAGCGGGATCTTTAAGACCATTGGTTGTACTTACAGAGCCAAATGGATTTACTTCAGCCATGCACTCAAACGGCGAAGCACTAATCGTAGAATGTCCTGATCCCAAGACACTTAGAGAAGTAGTTGTAGCCGCAAAAGACGGAAAGATTGAAGGCCATGAATTTGATACAATTGTATTTGATAGCCTTACAGAAATTCAACAAATGTTCAAGAATGAGATACTTGAAAAAAGCGGAAAGAGCAGATTCACACTTCAGATGTGGGGTGACCTTGCAGACTCTATGAGGGGATTCATAAGAGTTATTCGGGATATACCGTTACATGTCGTATGTATTTGCTTGCAAGAAAGTGAACTAGACGAAGCAGACGGAATGAGGCACATAAAGCCAATGTTCCAAGGTAAGAAAACAGCGAATGAAGTAAACCAATACTTTAATGCTGTTGGATGTATCTACAAAGAACTTAGTGACGAAGGACTACTTAGAAAGATTATGTTCGAAGGGCCTTCTAGAGTTCATTGCAAGTCAACATTCCCAATACCTCAAGTTATAACAAATCCAAATATGGCTAAGATACAAACCGCCATTATGACTGGAGTATACCAAGAAGAAGTAATCTTAAAAGAACAACCAAAACAAAAGACCAAAAAATCAAAGTCTAAGGAGAAATAGAAAATGTCTTTATCTAAATCTGAAATAGTAAAACAACTTGTAGCAGAATACAATCAATCAGGAATTACGGACAACCTTAAAAAGTTCTTGGAACCTCTTTGCCTTATTGTTGAGAAGGAAGAGAATGAAGACATTCTCATGGCTGTTGTTGGGCTTAATAAAAAGCTTATAGGTCAAAACGAAACACCAGTTATTGAAGTCATGTTTACTTTCTTGAATGGTGAAAATGCAGGTAACATCAAGAGCGATAATCTCTGGCTTACAGAGAAATCGGCTTGGAGAATTCAAGCACTTATGAAAGGGTGCGGAGTACCGAAAAACTTGAGAGACTCATTTGACTTTGACAAGTTCATTAGTCAGACTGATACCGACCAAGTTATTTATTTGGAATCATTACTCTTGAGAACTATGTTTACACCTGTATTTGAAACCAGAGAATACAACGGAAAAGAGTATGAGAACTTCAAGTATTTCAACTTTACTTCTGCTTCGATAACTGATGAGCAGGAAAGGATTCTTGAAAGGGTTGTAAATAATTACGACAAAATAATTGAAGGTTCAATCAATAAAGGTGCTAAGTATACTACAGCAACAAGAGGTAGTGTAAATGCAGCTTCAAATACCGGAAATAACGACGGAGAAGTCCCAGACTCAGTTGACGAACTCCCATTCTAGAACCCTGATTGGAATCGACCCAGCCACGGAAGGGGCTGCTGTTGTTTACAAGAATGAACAAGTAGCAGTCTGCTTCCTCTGGCGAAGGGCAACAAGAAAGAAAGTAAAGTGTTTTGTAATTCATACTTGGGATATAAATAAAGATGCTCCAACCAAAAACTATGTACGAGCCATATCAGACATTGGATTCTTTATATCTGAACATCCAGCCGTCAATGATGGATCACAAGTTCATTTCTCATGCGAAGACACACATTACGCCAATGCTAGATCAACAATCATTGTTTCTCGGATTGGAGGTGCTATCGTAGCCCCATTGGAACACAAGTTTCAAAGAGATGTTGTGTATGTCAAAGCAAATATTTGGAGACACAAAGTTCTTGGAATGAAACACTTTTCCAAAAGAAAACAAGCCAAAGAAACAAGTCTTAAAATGATTCCTTCTTTACTTAAAAATCTTGATGATGTCATTCTTTCACTTGGAAGATACGATCATATCACCGATGCAGGGGGCATACTTCTATACTTAAAACAACAACTATCATAATTTAAACGAGCAAACTTAAACCTTAAATATGAGACACAAATAAAAAATGAAAGACAAAATCTACAGGGTCTTCAGCATATATTTAGAAGTCCTTAAAAAATCCCACCAACCAGAAATCCAACTCGACTCCTCAACTTCCTCTTCAATACATCAAGCAATTGTAGATTTTGGATACAAAGAAGTAATACTTGTTATGGAGTATTTGAAAGACTCTAATGACAATTATGCCATGTTCATGAGAGGACAAGCGTTCAACTCAACACAAGCATGGCTTGATCTTAGAACCATATTCAAAGAAGACAAATGGCAAGATAAAGTGAAGAAGTCAGAAGCTTGGAAAAGAACAAGAGAACAAGTTCAAGACTTATATATTCCTTTTAGGATTAAATAAAATGAATATGTTTACAGTTGTAAATGGTCAGTCTATACAGACCATATCAAAAGCCTTATCTTTATCTGTAAAAAAGTCTTCTGTGAGCCCATGTCCGGCTTGCAATGAGTCTGCTAGATCATCATCTGATAAAAGGTTTCCAGTGGGAATATCTTCTAACGGTCTTGGTTGGTCTTGCTTCAGGTGCCAAAGCAAAGGTAACACCGTGGAGTTTCTAGCATATGCACTACATGAAAAATCATATTCAGAACTTTCACAATCAGAAATTACAGCCTTTAATGATTGGCTTTCATTAAATGGAATATACAGCAACCAAAACAAAAACCTTAAAAGAAAAACCTTAAAATCAGAACCAATATCTAGGAGAGAAGAACCAATGGTAACCGAAGAACAGCAAAAGCTTACAAGTCATTTTAAAATGAGCACAAAGGATGCGGAGTCTTTTCACGAGTCTCTAATCAACGCAAAAGAGCAACACGAAATTGATGCTTTGAAATACTTAAAAGACAAGCGCAAATTGCCAGAGCACATAATACGAAAGGCTCAATTAGGCGTTCACAAAGACTCATTCAATAGAGCGTGGATCACAATACCTCTATTCAATGAGAACAATGAAGTTGTAAACATAAGATTTAGATCCATAAGCGGTGACAAAGCATTTAGAGTATGTCCCAATCAACCACTGCCCTTGTATGGTTGCAACTGGATAGACAAGTCAAAGAACACAGTCATTATTACAGAAGGAGAACTAGATGTTCTGGCTATGCAAGCTTACGGCTATGATAATGTTGTTTCAGGAACTGCGGGTGCAACTGCAAACTGGAAAGAAGAATGGATCGATCAAATAGAATCATTTAAAACTTTCCATATTATGTATGACGATGATTCTGCTGGAGACAAGGGAGCAGATAAGCTATCAAAGATTATAGGTTTATACAGATCTTTCAGGGTTAAGCTTCCAACTTACAATGATGTTAGTGATGCTCTTGCTGACGGAGCCCTCGCTGATGTTGTTCACACGGCTATATCAAAAGCAAGTCCGTTTATAAATGTAACCTTAAAGTCCGTCAATGACTATGTTGACGAGATTGAAAGTCTAATACAAAACCCATCAAACTTGGCAGGTATTCCAACCGGATCTGCTAAGATGGATCAAATGATTGGTGGTATTGCAAGTGGGCTTTGGGTCGTGACTGGAGACAGTGGGCACGGAAAAACCACATTCACCACTTGGCTATTGTGGGAGCAAGCGTCTAGGGGCGTTCCCGTGATGGTGACCAGTTTTGAGCAGCGACCCATTGGTACAGTACAGAAACTCCTCAGAATGGAACTAGGGGGCGATTTCACGCAAGTCTCGCCAGAGGCAAGGCGTAAGGTAATGGATCGGTTGGGCACAATACCAATCCACATATTGGATCATTACGGAGAACTAGATTTCGAAAATGTTGTAGAGTCAATTCGTATGTCTGCAAGAAGATACCACACAAAAATTCACTTGGTTGACCACATTGGATTCCTTACAATGGGACAAGAGGACAACGAAAGACAAATGCTCGAATACATAGTTAGAAAGTTGGCTACCGTCGCTGTCGCAGATGATATTACAATCATGCTCATATGCCACCCAAACAATCTTTCAGTTCAACAACAAAGAAGGGTTCGAATAACAGACTTAAAAGGTGCTAGTGCCATCAGGCAAGATGCTCATGTGGGGCTTGTAGTTCAAAGACTGGAGCCAAATGAAAAAAGAAAGTACACGGCATGCGCTGTATATGCAGACAAGATCAGGTCTGAGTTTGGAGTTGCAGGTTCACATTGCACAATGGCATTTGACCCATTGAGTTGTGTCTATGCGGATGAATGGATAGAAACCCCAAGCGGATCAAAGGGATTGGAATGTATAAAGGAGGACATGTAAAATGAAATATGAACTCATAAGAGAAATGCAATTTTATCGCTCTGACAAGTCAATAGTAACCCTTAAGGCGGGATCAACTTACCCTGTTGCAACACGAAACCAAATACCTCCTGCTATGATTTATGGACAAAAGCGTTTTGAGCAAAGAAAGAAATGCAGATCCGTAATCCTATTTGCCGAGGGACAACTGAGGTATTTCGTCATTGGAAAAGATGTGGTAATAAAACTTTGAAAAAGTTTGTTGTTTATTCTTGACCTTCAAAGAAATTAGTGATAACTTTTCTTCATGCTCGGTGCTCGTGAGCATGATGTCAGACGCTAGATAGAGGAGGTTGTGGGATACCGCTTTTATCTAGCGTCTTTAATTTTTTTGTTGTATTAGAAAAAAAACTTATTATATTTTACATAAAGAAAAAAAATGAACATTATCGAAGAAAATACAAATACTATCGTAGAAATTGATCTTACAAACCCAAAAAACTCCGTAAATGATGCGGTGTTGAATGCGCTTTTTAAGAACGATTATGAAATATTCTCTCAGCTTGCAATTGAAAAAGACGGCAAGCCAGTAATGCTTCTATTTCTTAAAAGAAACACTGACAAAAAGCCAAAAGATTATTCTTTTAAGCTTAAGTTTATTATCGCAATAGGAATTGCACAAACACTTTTAATGGGAGCACTATTATGGACATAGAAAAAGTAGAAAAACCCGCCGCTGCCGAGTGGGTTGGAATAGAAGAGTTGATAGAATGGGATCTGAACCCAAGATTAAACAACCATGCAGTAGAAAATGTGGCAGTATCCATACAAAAGTTCGGATTTGCAAGCCCAATTATCGCTCAACTTAAAACAAAGAGAATAATTGCAGGTCACACTAGGTTTAAGGCTGCAAAAAAACTAAATCTTGACTTTGTGCCTGTCCGTTTC